CTCTACCTAAAGGCGTTGTATTAAGTGGTGTCACTACTATTACAACAGCAGTAGTAGCAGAGAATGAGGTTGCTAATAGTACAGGTATAAATGCAGGAATTATCACGTCTACACATTTTAAAGGTAATCTAACTGGTGATGTGAATGCAGGTATAGTCACAGTCACATCTCAGACTGTGGTTGGTAGTGCTGTAACCATTAGTGCGAGTGGTATTGATATTGGTGCTGGAGTTATAACTGCTACATCATATGCTGGTAGTGGTGCTAATCTTACTGGTCTTGGTGCTACTATAATGATATGGGAGTATACTCCTGATCCTTATGTTGATGAGGTAGCAGTAGACGCTGGAATTGGTATCACATTTAATCAGAAGATTAAAGCTGGTAGTGGGAATGTAACATTAAGAATTGCTGGTGCTGCTGGTACAGTAGTAGAAAACTTTGGTGTTGGTAGTTCAGTTACTATTGCTGGTAATAGTTTATCATTTACTCCTACTAGCGATTTAGATCAGAACGTAACTTATTTTGTTGATATACCATCAGGTTCAATAACTAACATGGCGGGTGATAGTTATGTTGGTACAGGATATACATTCCAAACCACATACGTTCTAAATGAACTGTGGACAGTTGGAGAGAATTTAACAGGAGGTTTAGGGTTAAATCAATCACCATCCACAAGAGATGCACTTTCATCACCAACTCAAATACCTGGTGGGACATGGAAATATTTTAGACAAGCATCTGGTATGGGAAATGACCAGGCAGTAATCAAAACTGATGGAACACTGTGGGCATGGGGACAAAATAATAATGGACAATTAGGACAAAATAGTACTGTAGATTATTCATCACCAGTTCAAATACCTGGTGATTGGACTCTTTATAATAATGCAAGAACATCTTTTGCAGGTGGTAGTAATATGAGAATAATTAAAAGTGATGGAACACTATGGGCATGGGGTTTTGGTGGTACGGGATCAAATGGAGATGGTACTACAACACAACGTTCATCACCAATTCAAATAGGTTCTGATACTACATGGAGTGCCATAACTGGTAATTATAGAACTAATTTGGCACTTAAGACTGATGGAACATTATGGTCATGGGGAAATAATGAAGAAGGATCATTGGGACATAATAATAAAACAGATTATTCATCACCAAGACAAGTAGGTTCTGATACTACATGGGCTAAACTTGGAATATGTCCTGATCTAGCTAGTGCTGCTATCAAAACAGATGGAACATTATGGACATGGGGAGATAATGACACTGGAATGTTAGGACTTAATAATCAAACAGATTATTCATCACCAAAACAAGTTCCTGGTACTACATGGGCAAATATAATGATAGACTACCAAAGAGATGCTGCTATGGCAACTAAAACTGATGGTACATTATGGATGTGGGGAAGTAATGGTAGAGGACAATTAGGACTTAATAATGGATCACAATATTCATCACCAAAACAAGTTCATGGTAATGCTACTACATGGAGCACAGATTTTGGTGCATTTATTGTGTCAAACTGGAGCTCTCATGCACTTAAAACTGATGGAACATTGTGGGGATGGGGAGATAATCGTAATGGGCAATTAGGTCAAAATAGTACAGCTGCTCCAGGAAACTATTATTCATCACCAATTCAGATAACTGGTACTACATGGAACCAAATAGGTGGAAATAAGGGTAATAAATTCTTTGGTAAAGATACTCCATCCAGTGCATAAATACATAAAAATACTAAGTTATGTCTGAAGTCAGAGTTAATAATATAGTAGACTATGGTGGGAAGGGTGCTCCTACCTTTGATAATGGCGCAGTCATAAGTGGTGTTAGTAGTTTAGGAAGTCAAGCAAAGATAGGTAGTAATGTAACTATAACCAGTGGTGGTATCAATGTGAGTGGTGTGACTACTGCTGCCACATTGTCTGGTAATCTCACTGGTGATGTTAATAGTGGATTTGTAACAGCAACGTCAGCAGTTATTGGTAGTGGTGTGACTATCAATGCAGGTGGATTAAATATTACTGGTGTTGTAACTGCTACTACATTTGAGGGTAGTGGTGCGAGTATGACTGGAGTGGCAATGACTATCACTCCTCTTTCATATAATCCTGATGTGAATGATAGTGCAGTAACAGCAGGTACAGGTATAGGAATAACATTTGACCATAGAATATTAGCAGGTAGTGGTAATGTAACTCTGAGTGTTGCTACTAATGCAGGAGCAGCAGGTACAACAGTAGAAAACTTTGGTGTTGGTAGTTCTGTTACTATTGCAGGTAGGAAAGCGACTATTAATCCAGCAAGTGATTTGGATTATGGAGAGACATATCATATCAGTTATCCATCTGGTGCATTTACTAATACTGGTGGTGATGTAAGTTATGTTGGCACAGCATATACATTTGGTGTGAAACCTTGGGTAGGATATCTACGTGTTGCAGGAGAAAATGAAAATGGAAACTTGGGACAAAATAGTGTAGTAGATTATTCATCACCAACTCAAATACCAGGTGCTAATTGGTTAAAAACTAGTGGTGATGGATCACTTGGTTCTTTTGGAATTAAAAGTGATGGAACATTATGGGCATGGGGATATAATTATGGGGGAGCATTAGGACTTAATTATTATGCCGCTCCTGGTAATAATGGTATTTCATCACCAACTCAATTACCTGGCACTACATGGAAGGATGTATCTTCAGTATATTATAATACACTAGCAGTTAAAACTGATGGAACATTATGGTCATGGGGATATAATGATGATGGAAATTTAGGACTTAATAATAGAACAGCATATTCATCACCAGTTCAGATACCTGGTACTAATTGGAATAAAGTTGCTGGTCTTAAAAATGCTTCTATGGCAACTAAGACAGATGGAACATTATGGTCATGGGGAAATAATCAATGGGGATATTTGGGACAAAACAATAGAACAAAATACTCATCACCTATACAAATACCTGGTACCACATGGGATACACCCAATGCTGGTTGGGATTTTGCATCTGCAACTAAAACTGATGGAACATTATGGTCATGGGGATATGGTAATTATGGACACTTAGGTCATAATAATAGAACAAATTACTCATCACCAGTTCAAGTACCTGGTACTACATGGAGTAGTGTACAAATTAGAAAAGGTTATTTTGGTGCAGGACTCAAAACTGATGGAACAATGTGGGCATGGGGATATAATGGTGGTGGATATTTGGGGCAAAATAATACAATAATGTATTCATCACCAGTTCAAGTAGGTTCTGATACTACATGGTCAAGTATTGGTGTTGGTGGGGAACATATTACTGCACTCAAAACTGATGGAACTGCATGGTCATGTGGAAGTAATCAGAATGGAAATTTAGGACAGAATAATACAACAAGATATTCATCACCAGTTCAAGTACCTGGAACTGATTATGTTCATATTGAAGCAGGTAATCAACAAACTTTCTGGATAAGGGAATCATAGACCAGTTACTAAACTGTCACACGACCACTTGCATTAGTCATTGATACTTTGTATAGTATGAATAGTTTAGTATTGATTTGTGAATTATTCTACACAAGACAGACTGATTTTCGTCACTTCATTTATCATCTTTATGAATTGGGGTGTAAGACTATCTGAAGTTGCTATCTTGAGGTTCTCATAATGAAAAAGGAATTTATATGTGTCAAACCAAAGAGTACAGTAGCAAAGGATAGGTTTCTTAGTGATATGAGGGAACTACATAGTTGTAGGGTGAATAAAAGAAGTGATGGACTGACATTTGTTGAGTCTATTTCTGGAAAATATTCTTTCTGTCTTAATGAGAATTCAGACGATCATTGGGAGGTAATTAAATGATCCCACTCCTAGCATTTGCAGCAACAATAGAATTGCAATGTACTGATGTGGATAAGTTTATGGAGAATGTTGAGAAGGTAAGAATAGTACATATGACTAAGGTGCAGAAGAAAGAGGTGAGGGAAGCACTTGAGTCATTTGTAACAGAAAGATGTCCTAAATCTAAAGAGAGTATAAAATTTATAGATACTTAACATATATCATGTTAGAATCTCCTCACATTACTCTTAAAAACCATGTTAAATTTAGATGAACGATACCATTCTTACCTGAGTGGTGAAAAGAAACTTAGGATTGATGGAATAGAGGAACAAATCAAGTCATATGGATATACAGATAATGGTAGTGATATCGATGGATATTATGTGACAACAGAGAATTATCAGTTATATTATAATTTAGAGGGGAGTTTTAAAAGAATGGTGGCACTTGAGAAAGTGGCACAGGTATAGTTGACTAGTGTATTTTTTAAAATTATAATATTATTGAATTTGAATTTATTATGTTTCCACCCATATTAGTTGAGGTAGTTGCTTATCTAAATCAATTGACTATTCAAGTGAGTGAATCACATGAGGATGGTAGAGTTAATAGCATTACTGATGAGCAAACTATTATTGATCTTTTGATTGAGAAGTATGGTAAAGAAAATATAATACTTCCACCACCTAGATGTTGGTGGGATGTTAGAGTATTTGGATATCCTCTTAATATTAAATCTTCTAATTTTAACTCAGGTGATAATTTTTCATCTAAATTAGCATTATTATATGCATTGACTAATATTCCAGAAGAAAAAATTAAAGCAAACTCATGGAAATCATTTCAAGATAAATTAAAAGCACATAAAGGTGAAAATAATAGAGATTATTATATAATTGTCTTGAGTAAATTGGATGGAAAAGTATATTTACAATCTCTTAAATCTTTAAGAAAGATTAATTCTAATGGTAATAACCTACCATTTCAAGTTAATTGGGGTAATAATACAGAACCAGTAGAGAGAACATATTTACAAGCATATGATTTTCTGATAGAATGTTATAAGGATTCAGTAAGAAAGAAAATATCATCGCATGATGGATTTGAGGAACTGTGAATTACATTTAGGCAATTGCCTAGAAATAATGGATACAATAGATGATAAGTCTATTGATTTTATTTGTTGCGATCTTCCTTATGGAACTACATCTATTGAATGGGATTCTGTTCTTGATTTTAATAAGATGTGGGAACAATATGGTAGAATTATTAAACCTAAAGGTGTAATGTGTTTGTTTGGTTCTCAACCATTTTCAGCACAACTTATATGTTCTAAGATTAAATGGTTTAGGTATGAATTAGTATGGAATAAGAATAAATGTGGATCACCTGGACTTGCTAAACATAGACCAATGAAAACACATGAGAATATATTAATATTTTCTAAAAAGTCTGGTGGAACATACAATCCACAAATGGAGAAGGGAGAACCATTTAAAAGGAAGAGTAAGAATCCTGAAGGTTATGTGAGTAAGAGTAATGATCACAAGTATGGATTAAAACCTGTAACTGAATTTGAGAATAAAGGCACAAGATACCCTAAGTCAATTATTAATATTTCTAGAGACTTTTCTGCACAACAACAAGTACATCCCACACAAAAACCAGTACCATTATTAGAATGGTTAATTAAAACATATTCTAATGAAGGTGATACTGTGCTTGATAATTGTATGGGATCAGGTTCAACTGGAGTAGCAGCAGTCAAACTTAATAGAAAGTTTATAGGTATGGATAATAATAGTAAGTATTATAATATTGCAGAAGAAAGAATACTTAATATTAATCCATTAGAAAGACACTTTGTAAACTGTCACAATACTAATTGACTTTTGTTCCCTGTGATCTTATATTATATTCATTGAGGGAAATTTAAAATTTATGATTAAATTACGTCCTCATCAAGAGAGGATTGTTAAAAGAATGACTCATACCACTAAGGGTCAGGTTATTGTGCCTACTGGTGGTGGTAAGACAATGTGCATGATTACTGATGCACATAGACAATTTCAATATGGTAATCAAACTATTGTAGTTGTAGCACCTAGAATATTATTAGCACAACAATTATCAGATGATTTCTTAAAGATAATTGATAATGCTATGGTGTTGCATGTACATAGTGGAGAAACAGAGCATGATAGTACAACTAACTCTAATAATATTAGTGAGTGGGTTGTAAATAATTGGAACACTAATAAGATTATATTTACTACATATCATTCATTACATAGAATACAACAGTCTAGTATTCCTGTAAATACAATATACTTTGATGAGGCACATAATAGTGTTCAACAACATTTTCACACTCCTACTAGATTTTTTGCAACTACAAATAATCGTAGGTGTTTCTTCTTTACTGCTACTCCTCATCATAGCAATAATGATGAAAGAGGTATGAATAATGAGGAAGTATATGGTAAAGTTATTGAGCAAGTACCAGCACCAGAGTTAGTAGATGCTGGTGTTATACTACCACCTAAAGTAGTTGTTAATCAGTTAGATATGATTAAGGATAGAAAGATAACTTGTGAGGATGATGCTGATAATATATTGTCTAGTATTGATTCCAATTCTGTAGATAAGATATTAATTTGTGCCAGAAGAACCTCACAAATTGTTCAGTTGTTTGCTAATAGTAAATTAGGCACAGAATTGTATGGTAGAGGATATAATTGGATGTATATTACTGCTAAGACTGGTGCAGTTATTAATGGAATTAAGGTCAGTAGAGTTAAGTTTTTTGAGACATTAAATACTTGGGGTAAGGATAATACTAGATTTGTTGTGTTACATCATAGCATATTATCTGAAGGTATAAATGTTAATGGACTGGAAGCAGTATTGTTTCTTAGGTCTATGAATTATACTACCATTAGTCAAACTATTGGTAGGGTAATTAGAACAGGAAATGTAAATAAAAGGTTTGGCATTGTGTCCATTCCCGTGTATGATAAGGTTGGTATTAGTACATCAAAGAAAGTTAATTCAGTTGTTGATACTATTTTTCAACAAGGTCAACCTGCTATTTCTGTAAAATGAATCAAACTAACAAACGTTGTTTAAAAGAACTAGATACTTATTGGAATGAAAGATTATCATTTCTTGCACAATCTGATAGATTAGATG